ACTAGGGGAGCCTCGCTCTCTTCTTGCTCCCTCTCAACCAAAATGTAACCGTTAACTGGTCTAAATTCCATCCTTCACCTCATATGTTGTTTGTATAATAGCCTAAGTAGAGCCGGATGTCAAGAACTAAATTACTTCGCAACCATCTGCGCCGCACGCGATCTCGCCTTTCTGATCTGTGTTATCGACCTCCTCGACAACCTTTGTCAAATCAATGTTGTGCAACTTGGCGTATAGCTCTTCGTATTGTTCCTTTGTACACTCCTCAAACGGGGCTTGCTTATACGACCCCCCATCATGAGGTAGTACAGACAACCCGTTAAAAGAATTGCGATTCTCCCACATCCAGTCTCCAACCTCGCCCCACTTGTCTGATTTAATTGAGACCGTGGCAGATACATTGTGGCCGTTTTGGCCTGAAACATGTCCGGGCTGAATCCACTCATCACTATATTTCTTGACTCTCGCCAAAAAGTCCAGGGCGCTCTCAGTTCTAAAAATCGACTCAGAGGGAGCCTTAATCGGAATCGAAATGACAGCTTGGATATGTGGCTTGAAGAAATCATCTTCAATAAGATCCGGGTGCTCAGAGGCCAGATAATTATAAATGGCTTCGTTCTTGCCAACACGAACTCGTCTAATAAAATATTCACTGTGCCAAGCATGGATGCCTGAACTAGTGCCCAAAATGCAGCTTGTGGTGCCAGCAGGTTTGACGCAAGTTGCTCTGGCTGCAGCGTTGATGCCGAGTAAGCTTGCAACGCGACGGTTCTCCTCTAGAACACTGTCTGCCGCTTGCTTAAGATCAAACGACTCTAATTTGCCACTAGCAATGCCTGTGATTGAGACGCCGATCAGAGCATCCCTCTCTGTGGTTTCCTGCCATATCTCCCGCAAATAGTGAAAATTAGTATAACTAGCTTGCAGTGTCGCGATGAAACTAGCTGCTCGGCAGATCTTGTTAAAGTCTTCTTGTCCTTTAAAATCCAGATTTCCATTGATCTCGACCAAGTTGCAAAACTGGCTTGGCCTGAGGCCGATCTCGACACAAGGGTTACAGCCCCAATCTTGGTTGTTGGAGAAATAAATCCCTGGCTCTCCAGAGTTTGAAGCCTCGATCTTGCCCCACAGTTCCTCAAAATCCTTTCTTTTAATCCTGTGCCTCAAGGCAACAGCAGAGTTGTTTGCTCGGGCTCGTTGCGGGTTTTGCTCCCACCAGTTACCAAATTTTGAAGTTCTCATGTCTTCATCATCGAAATTGAAGAGAGAGATGAGTGCTGCACGACGAATGCCGCCGGCCAGAACTGCATCAGCTATATAGCAAATGATATCATGGACTTCTAGAGTGTTGAGCTTTTCACCTCGTATTTTTCCATCCAACACTTTGCGAATATTGTGAATGCAATCCTTGAGTGGCTGTGGTCCCGGAGCTTTACCTCCACTGGTAATCAGGCGAGCGCCTTTTGGCCGAATACCATCAAAAACAAAATCTGGATCTGACTTTCCAAAGAAATAGGCTTCCAGTAGAACCTTGACCGCATCTGACCAACCTTCAATAGAATCTCCTATGACGTAACGGCGTGTTTTTCGCTTTTTTGTCTTTGGGTTTACTCGTGGGCCCTTCACCTCTGGTAAAGTGTCAACATGGTGTTTCTGCACGGAAAAACCCACTCCACACCCTGAAAGCAGCAAAAACATTGTCTCTGCAAAGCAGTCGATATGGTTGATTGGCATATATGCGCAATTAAAGATTCTAGCATTGTTTAGCTCGATGGGCTTTCCAGCAAACTGCATGGAGCGCATTGAAGGCAAAACTTTTTTGTTGTATACGTGAACATATGCATCTTCAATCTCCTCGGCCAACTCGGGGAACTTCTTAAGATGCATCTCTTTATTGCGGGTAACGGTCTCAGCATACGTCTCGCGTCTTGAGGCGCTCTCAATATACTTGGCGTATTTCATGAAATGTGTTATGTCTGATAGAATTTTAATTGATTTTGTTGTCATTATTCTTTTTCCTTGCTCCTAAACTTCTTATATTTTTCTTTTAGATCCTCAAGTGCGTCCTTCTTGTTTGTATAGGCTGCCTTCTGAGTTTCCTCGTCACGATCTAGAACCTTGATATTGACACATGAGGTATCCATAAAAATTGGGAATACCAAGCCATCTGCGCCGTTTCTGTTTTTGGCGATAAACATTCGGCCAGTGTTTGTGTTTTTATCCTCGACAGTTCTGGAAAGAGTTAAGATCAGATCTGCGACAAAGCATTTGTTAAATGCCTCGCTAATCGCCTCCAAGGTGACAACCTCTGCGTTCAGCCCACCTCTGTTGGTTTGGGATGCAGTCCATAAAGGACACTCAAATGTTTGAGCGATACCTCTTAACTCTTCATAAATAGATTCCAGTTCTGTCCTTTTCTCATTTCTGTGCCTTACGGGGCGTAAAAGATCCCCATAATCAAGAATTATCATACCAATGTCGATACCTCGGCAAATCAGCTTCTCCAAGTGGTTTGTGATGGTTTGCGTGGTGGCTGTCTTAGTAGGGTATTCTTTGACGATCAGTCTGCCTTCAATGTCACTGATTTTCTTTAAAACTTCTTCTTTATTGGACAACAGCTTGCCCAATTCTATACCCGTGATGCAACTGTCATACCGCGTTGCTGTCACTGTATCCTGAAGTTCAAGAGTATAGTGCACTACCGTTTTTCCGGCCTTGATCGCCTCGGCTCCCAAATGTGCCAGCACCATTGACTTGCCGGCTCCTGTGGGCGCTATAACTACCCCTAGTTCTCCCTTACCTAAACCTCCACCGCATATGGTATCCATCTGCTTCCATCCGGTGGAAACAGGAAAACGAAACTTTGGCACAAATCTGGCTTCAAAATCTTTGAGATAATCATGCCCAAAGTTATTGTCGGCTCCCAGCTTGAGTGCTTGATCGATAACGCCCTTAACCTCATCGAAACTGCTGCTGTTAATCAGCTTGACACTCTTGAGGATTGCCTCTTTTAGCTTTTGTTTTTTACAAAAGTCTAAAGAAGTTTCCTTTATATATTCAGCAGCTTCGTTACCAGATTTTGCAAGAATGCGAGCAAAATAGTTCCTGACTTGTCCTGCAAGCGGATCATTATCATCGTTGCTCAGTTCTGACCTCAAAACAGAAGTCATGATCTCTGGTGTTGGGTGGGTCTTATATTTGTCTTTATAATTATAAATCTTCTTGCAGAACACTTGTAGATACTTAAGTTCAAAAAAGTTGACATCTAGAACCTCGCCGATTTGATCGGCAAATGGTCTATCGAGCAAAATTAGGCGACAAAGGCCCTCTTGAAAGGATTTCCCAAAGCGAGAGAAATCTTCCTGTTTCGAAAAACTTAGTGTATTCACAGGTTGCGGCGTTCCGTTAAAGCTTGTTGAGTATGTCGATACGCTCATTATTCGCCTCCGTAGTTTAGGTTAGAGACGACAAACGTAATCGCACCACTAACTATGATGATTCCAAGACAACTGTTACTTAAAAATTGAAATAATTCTGACACTCTAACCCCCATTAGGTGTAAGTTATTGTTTTTCCCAGACAATATTGTTATAACAATTCCAAAGGTCTGTCCAATTATATTCTCCGATACCATCTTTGAACATCATTGTGGTCAGTTTTGTCTTGTTATATATCAACTTGCCTTTCTTTAGTTCGGTCCTTAACTTCTGCGCTCCTTGAGCAGACATCGTAGGTGAGTATAGCTGCATTATCTTGTAGTTGTCAAGAACTTTCTTGCCATTCTCCATAATTCTCTTATGGATCGTCAGTGGCTTCTCTTGAATCTCGCAGTGATTGAGGATGTCTCCGACGTTGTACGACTCTTCCTCTTTCAAGAAAGGAAAGCGCTTTGCAACAGTTGGCAGGCCTGCGCCTTGGATTCCATCAATGTTATCTGATTTGTCGCCACATATTGCTCTTGCAAGCGCAAAATTGTTTGGATGAATCTTGTGATCCTCGACAATCTTGTTTTCAGTCATAATCACCTTTTGAATTGGGCGAATAAGGATAGTGTTTTTATTGCAAAGTTGAAAAAAGTCTTTATCTGAAGAAACAATAACTTTTTGATCGTTTTCAAAATCTGGGAACTGGCTAGTGAATGCTATCAGATCGTCTGCTTCAACATGTTTTAGGATCAGTTGTGTTACAGGCATCTCGTTAAGATATTCCATTAGCCGAAGCTGTTGCCAGATTTTGTTTTCTTTTTCTTGTTCCTCGGTCATGTTTCGCAAAGAACGATTCAAACGCAGGGGCTTGCGGCCTTGCTTATAGTTTTTGTTCTGCGCCTTTCTCCGCTTGCTGCCACCCTCACCATCCCAACAAATAACAATCTTATCAGGATTGGTTTCTCTTGCAAGTTTTTGAAGAGATTTCAGAAAGCCTTTTAGGCCACCAATTGGGTGACCGTTTGTTGACAACGAGGGATCAACAATATATGATCTAAAATATAGATTCAGTGCGTCAATTATTAATATTCTTTTACTCACTCTTCTTCCTCTTCCACTAGATCCCAATAGCCTTCTGCTGTAACATTATGATGGTCGTGACCAACAAGTTTAGCATAGTTTTTATTCCACTCTCTCTCCATTTTTGCAAGACCTCCCGAGGCCCTCACAAAATTTTCAGAAAACTTTTCCCAGGTCTGATTTTTAGAGTACCTATCTAACTCTTCTTGTAAACCTTTGTGATCTCCCACCCTGGTCCTTAACTTCATTGTATATTTGAAATCTGTTCCTGTCAAGCCAACTTCAACATAATATCTGGGTGCGCTCATCTCTTGGTCCTCCTGATATAATCAAAAAAGCTTTTGTTTTCTTCAACAAGCTCTAACCAAGATTTGCTTTCGCTGGTTGCTAGCTCTGCAGAAAAAAACATTTCGTTTTTCTTACTAATATGAATGATTAAGTGCTTTTCTTTATCATCCTCGCGTAAGATGATATCAATGTTTGCTTTTTGCTCTTTGGGCTTTTTTTCAGTAATCTCAAAGAATCTAGGCGTATCATGCTTAATAATTTGATGTTTAGGAAGTTTATACAGTTTTTTAAGGTGATTCGCGTCTTTCTTTGTTATCACTACTTCTCCAAAAAGTCTATTTTACGTTGCAGATACCAAGCAGCCTTCTTAAGATCCTCCACAACCTTGTTGGGGTTCTTGTGTCCTGCTCTTGCTATGTATTTTACCACATTGCCTAGGCAAAAGTCAAGCCCCCAATCTTCAATTGCGTCGATCACCTCAATTTTTCCAACGTTGTAATGGTCTGGGTGGTCAACTTTCTCTTTCACTCTTCGTTCTCGCCGTCAATATCATAAAAGTCCTGTGAAGCGCCTTCGCGATTCTTAAAGTTTCGGATAACCTCTTCTTCCATGATGTCGAGAACTCTATTTTTAAATTTTTCGTCCTCCATCATTGTC